GGATCACCAGCCTCTCTTTTGCCCGCCCTAGACCTATATTCTCTAGGAACATCCCCAGTCTTCTGAGCCATCGCCAAGTATGCTTCTTGTCTTTTCTTTCTAGCAGCGTCGATTCTGGCCCAGTTACTTTCAGCCGTATCAAAAGCCTGTCTTTGCGCTTCTGTCTGTGTTGTTACAGGCATTCCCGGCTCACTACCAAATCGCCTATCACCTTGTGTCCTAAACCGCATAGCATCCTGTATTGATGCTGCTCCCATGCCTCCATGCGATACAAAATCTGACCTGCTTGGTCTAGGATTAGCAGGTTGGTTGCCAAAGAAGTCAAACCCTAAAACTCCACCTCCTCCGCCACCACCTTTGGGCTTCATTCCAGCACCCATTATACTTTACCGTAGTCGATGTACTTGAGGCCATTTATATCACCAACTGCCTCTGGTTTAACCTGTTCGACTTCCTGAGCCATTAAGCCTCTATGTCTCTCTGGACTCCACTTGTAATTAAAGTCGTATACGTTCATACCTTTATATTTCCCTACAGGTGTTATGTTTTCCTTAGCCCTGATATCTGAAATTGCCCCTATTATTCCAGCCATCTGGCCTATTTGCGACAGTGCGCTTGGAGTCTGTGTGCTAGTACCTCCATAGTCCCCAGATATGTTAGCCATGTACTGTTGTAAGTTTGACATTGGGGCTTGAGCCTCATAAGCGTATTTCTGTTGGGCTTGGTTGATGGCTTCTTGCGTCATAGCCCTTCTCTGCGCCCCTACGTCTCCTACCTCCTTCATCATGTCTAGGGGTGCACCCATAATGGTTGGATAAGCAGCTTGCCCTGCCTGCTGTTGGGACAGTTGCATTTGAGCCATTGGGAACCGCCGTGCTTGCGCTTGTTCAGCCGCAGACATCTGTTGCTGGATAGCCGGAAGGCGCCCGGCTTGCGCTTGCTGGTAGGCTCCACCATACATCCCTGCTAAATTCTGTGCTAGATTTTTACTTGCGGCATTTGCAATCTGAGCCTGAGCAATATCACCTCTCGATCCACCACCGGGTTGATATTCAACCATCTGCTGTCTAACGGCGGGCATATTAGCTGCTATCTGGGCAGCGTATTGTTCCCCGTACACCTTCGCTAAGTCACCATAGGGGGTTCCTGCCCCGGTTTGGACTTGTCCCTTCATCATGTCTTGTAGGTTCGTACGCGCCCCTGGAGTGCTCGACCAAGGAACCTCTCCTGCTAAGAGGTCTTTACTCTGCGCTTCAGAAAAAGGGGTCAACCCACCCATTTGCCCAAGGGTTACGTTCTCCGCTGCAGATTGAAGTGCAGCGGGCCTTTTGCCTGTAGCATAGCCTAAGATGGACTGTTGGGCAGCGGTCTGGGAGGGGTCGAATCCAGCCAAGGTTTTTCCCGAATAGTAATCGGGAGCCTTTTGCTTCATAAGCCTTCCCGCTTCTGCAAACCCCTTAGTCAGATAGCCCTTTTGTTCTTCCCAAGGCTCTGTTCTTGTTGTTGCTGATCCACCACTCATAATTTATTCCTCACTAGTCTCTTCAAACTTACTCAGCATCCCCAGGTTCCCCTGTCGGTCCTGTCCAGTCTGGATGACCCGGCCCATACGGTACGCTGTCATCAACCCAACTTTCTCTGTATACCGGCGCACCAAAACCCAAGAGGTTTTGTGTGTAACCACCCTGATCGCTACCGTAAATCGGATTAAATCCCCAATTCGCCAACAGCCCTGTACCAAACGCAGAAGCCTGTGGTTTAGTCAACCAATTATCAGTTCCATATTTCCACGGCACTGTAGTTTTGTAGCCGCTGTCTGGGTCTTTCACCACGACATTTTGTGGCTTACCTAAAAGATCGCCTAGAACGCCGTACTTTTGTCCAATATCTGTACTTGTGTACGCCCCCGGTGTTCCAGCCCAATTAGCGAAATTAATGTTGAATGCGGGAATCCTTTCGTCGTCTGAGCCGGTTATCTTAGTTACCCACTGGTTCATGCTTGGGTCCCACCCTGCAGCGGATGACATTCGAGTAGCAAATGTTTCTTGTGGTCCTCCAGCCGCGCCATACATCATCAACGGGACGCGATAACTATCATACGCTCCCCCACTACTCCCTTTAACCCCACTCACCTTGAAAGGCTCCCCTGTCACTCGATACATATAGTTTCCGGAACCTGACGGGGCTACCCCCATTCGGGTTGAATATTTACTGAGCAATGCACCGAGTGTGTTCGCGGCGCCAGTCTTTTTGTCGTCCACAACAACCTTTTTGTCACCAACCTTCTTTCCACCGTAGGTAACCTCTTTGTAGAGGTCTTGTGGAACCCTATAATTTAATAGGCCAGTAGGAATATCTGCGGCCCTTGAATGTGGTTGGTATAGCGCACCCTTATCCGCTATTAACCCCCTCTGAGAGGCTAATCGAGTATCCGTAGGCATAATATCCTGCCAATCTAATACTCCCGGCCTCTTATAAGCAGTTCCCAGATACGGACTTCCTGCGCCTCCTACGTGGACATCCGTAGCGACACCCGTAGCAGTCTGTTTATTATGAACTAAGTACCCATCAGCAAAGTATGTTTCGTGACCATCAACGTGGAAATTGTAGACAGGAGTATCTTCTGGTATCTCTATAGATGTAATAGATTCGACCGTTACAATGCCCTTTCCATTTCTGTATAAAGTATCACCCTCAGTAACGTCAGAGATTTTTTTCCATCCATCCTGCGTCATAAAGGGATGTGCTTCTGTTACGAAAGGTTCTTTATCATTAAACCCGTACAGTTTCTGACCACCCGCTTTAGACGGGTAAATCTTTGTTACTACTCCATCTCCCTTATCAGTTTTTACCTCATCACCCACACTGATTTCGGAAACATTCTTCTCAGAACCATCTACAAGTTCAACTTGAACACCGTCAACAAAGCAACTGGTTATGGTTGCATATGAAGTAGGTTCCTTCTCTTTTCCAGAGGAGGGGTAACCAGCATCAATTCTCGCCGCTGCGGTGTAGGGATCATCAACATCTAAACTAGCTTCCTTTATCAGATTCCTTTCGCCAAGCCAGTAGCGGGCGGATGGGGTATCGTTACCCTGAGAAATATCTAACCACGTTTGCCGTAAATTTGGGTAGTTCTGTACGAGTTGTTCATACGGATTTGCCCCAGAGGGGAGAATATAATTTTCCCTTAAAGGATCATATTCAACCGCATCCTTTTCTGCCTGAGTCATCGTCGGCCAAGCCTTCTTCATGGCCTCGTTTTGCTCGAAGAAGTATTTGCCGAACTTAGCCATTTCAGCATTAGCTTCTGCTACTTGCTTATCCTCATCGAAGTGGCCCTTTGATGAGGATTCCACATTGGCTTGATCTGCTGTAGTTCCCGAAGGAAGACTATAGCCTTTAAGCCCTTGTAGCTGGACTAATTCCCAATGCTTTTTACCAAGGGCGTGTTTCGTTGGTTCGATTTGATTCTCAACTAGCCAGTAACGAGATGAACTATTATTCTCGTCTAAGGCATTTGGGTCATCCTTTATATCTTCCCACGTTTCCGTCAAATCAGCATGATTGTCTACATATGTTTCATAAATTGAAGCCATTATTGCATCCTATTTTTTAAGTCTTTGGTGTAGACGATATAATTAGATTCCCAATCGGGTAGAAGTTTCTTCCAGCCCTTTCTGCCCCATAACTCCATGCCGGAGCATCCTGTTCTTATCGCGAAAGATTCTACCATATCGTTAAATTCATATAGCTTCTTAAAGTCAGAGCCAGCGATTGAAATTACCCTCAGCACCTGTTTCTGTGGATATGGTACAATCTGAGTAACCATAGCTGAGTGCATCTTCTGATCCTCTGTCGCTATCCACAACTGCATATCACCGTGAGTAAGCGGTTCAAGGAAATCATCAGTCTCCAACTCCCCTTCGCTATGCTCCTTTACCCTATCAAGTAGAGGTGCAACCTGTTCCCAGATGTATGCGATGTCTTCAGGTTGTACAATGTGGGCCTTCACAGTTTATTCCAGCTTGAGCCGTACCAATAAATGCCTTCACCTGATCCCGGATTCCAATCTGATCCATCTGCGAATCTGATGTCCCCTGTTCTGGGTCTTGCCGGTGCTTCATGTGTTCTTTCCAGCCTGAATGTTGCTTGGTTTAATAGAATATCACCCAACCTTTTTAATTCAGTAACAAGGTATAACCCCAGACTTTCCGGATTTGCCGGTAATGGGCCGGGTTCGTAATGGGTTACAGACCTTTCTACTCTATCTACATGAGTAGCCATTAGGTCATCTTAGAACCTCTATTCCCTGCGTTCTTAACGTCAAGAGAATAGCCGTCCAATCTCCATGTTTGATCTCCAGTGGATTCAAATTTCACACCGATATATTTCCCTGTAACCCTAACTGGAACCTTTGATTGTGAATCAGGATTAAAGGTATATGGGCCTTCCCATGTAATACTTTCCTCTGTTGACATCTGTGCGCCTACATAGACGTTCACAGTGTTAGCATCAGAAGATGACATCTTGGGCCAGACAGACAGAACCTTCTTTACTGTTGATGCATTAGGTTGCCCTGATTCATCTACGGTTATCCCGGTCCTTTCGACGTAGGATGTCATGTTGGTTCCATCCTTTGTATTTCCGGTTTCATGCCGATACATTTTAGTGTCAGTTGCGGATGCCATCACCAGAGATTTACCAGCCGTATTGAAGAAAGACGATGTACCAGCCGTATTCCAGTTCAATGAGTTATTCGCCCATGTACTCGTATCAGCAGACCATGATGCAGAAGATAATGGATCACCCTCAATACCATATGCAATCATTGATGCTTCTGGAAGATCACGTTCTGTAAATGTTTGATTTGCCCAATTCCAGACCAGTGCTTTATCACACTGTACATTTGTAGTATTACCAGATGATACATAACAAGCATACATCTCTGTATTTCCATAGTCTGCAACTACAAATGCCTTTTCATGTTCATCGCCATTCATGTTGCCGAATAAATAATCCCTCATCTTATGAGGAAGGATGGATTCAACCTTCATTCCATCATTAATATAGATATCACCATTACCAAAAATGAAATGCCTATCCCCAAACTCCGCTACACAGTTTGTAGACAGTGCGCCAATCGTAGGGGATAATTGGCGAAAAGCAAAGATAAAAGGAGTACCAACATAGGACATCTGGTAGATGGAATCCTCTTTGTAAATCATAAATTTGTCTGTCAGTGGAAGGCCATCCAGTATGGCCCCTTTTGAATCAGCAAGTTCGTATTCACCAGCATCGACCGTTGCAGAAGTTTCATCCCATGATGATGGGACAGTTTGTATAGCTGCCTCTGTTGACCACTTTACCAAGTTAGGGTAAGACCCACTATCTGTTATATTTAGAGCAATCAGAAAAGAGCGGAACGCTTTTATAGACTTACATATTGGAGGTGAGTTGCTCAAGTCTGCCATCCTAGTGCCGACAGCGGGTACACCGGAACTCAATGCCCAGAATTGCGGTTGGTCAACACCATTAGTCATAATGAGAACACCAGCTAAGACAGTTGATATCCAACCACCTCTAGCTGTAGCACTATAATCACCAGATGATCGAGTTATGTCAGTCCATGATGAACCGTTATGAACATAAATCTTAGTTAGCCCCCCGATTACCCAGTAAGATGTACTTCCTGCATATAAGTTAGTTATATAGTAAGGTGCAACAGGACAGGAGGCCATAACCTCCTTATAGCCGGGGGTTTTCTGTATAGCCCCATGCTCTGCTCTTATGTTGTTGCCGTCCGTCCAGACATTAGGGGGCAGTTGCCAGGCGTTGATGTCCTTGACAATCCCCATCTGCCCGACATTATCAATCGGGATTAAAGCCATTAGGGTTTAGTCGGCCAGCTTACATCGAATGGATCGGCATTATTTGAAGGAACATCCCTTAATGCCTGACGATAGGTTCTCCAGCTTTCTTGGTCTGCGCCGGGATAACCGGGAAGATCACGCCAATCGCTATCCGAAAGAAGCGTATCCCGGTTCTGTCTGACACCTCGCCATTTATCTTCTTCATCCGCTGATGTTTCTTCAGCAGTTTTAGCCTGTACTACCCAGCCCTGCGACCATACCCCACCATCTTCAACTGGCGTACCTTCAACTACCCGCTGTGTACGCGAATCAAACGATGGTTTCGCAACTTCCTCAACCACTACTGCACCATACTCATCCCTGATATGTGGAACTCGCAATGGATCAGTCGGAAAGGATGTATGGGGATATTCCGCTTTCAGTTCTGGAACCCCATAGGGGTACACAGTAACCGAATTATTTTCTACTCTTGCCCATGTCGTCATTTTCTAAAATCCTCTGGTAATTAAATTAAGTTTCCTTGAAGCACCAATCATCGCGTACCAACTTCTTTATTCCTATTCTTTTCATTACGGCATGATGAGCGGTAGCGTACTTGTTTGCCATCGCATCAAGAAAGCAATAAAAATGTTCTATGTTAGGTTCTTTTCCTTCCTCCATCATTCTTTCATTTGCAACGATGTAATCGTGCAGATGTTTCCTAGCAGCTTGCGGATGAACACCAAACTGTTCCAAGTATTCGGCTGAACCCCTACCGATCATTCCATGTGCCATCATTTCCTGAAAGGCGGTTCTAAAGCCCATCTTAATGTGGTGTCGGATTTCACCCTTCTCTGCATCTCGTTCATCCCATTTTTCAGGTATACCATGTGCTTCCCTGATCTCGTCATAGGCATCCTGAAACATTCCGATTTCTTTTACAGCGCCCTCGATAGATATCCTTGAGCGATCCAGACCGCGATCAAGTTCCTGAACTTTCAACTGCG